TGTCAATGCCGTTTGGTTCTATATCCAAAAAATACGAAACCATCACTCAATCCAACCTTCCGAATACTCTTCCTTTTGTGTCTTATAAAACGTATGGAGGCCAGCAAGATACGAGTTGATATCTTCGAGCGGCACTTCCATAATACTGCGCTTGTCTGCCACGGTCAAAATATACTCGCGCATCAGCGGAGTAATTTCCATATAGCTCACATAGGGCTTACGCATACTTCACCTTGTGCTTTTCCTTCCGAGTGTAGACCTTAGGGTCCTTGGCGATTTGCGGGCGGAACTTAGGAGTCCACAAAACCTTCGCCACATGGTTACGCATCTTGCTCTTCATTTTCTTCCTCGACCGCATAGTGATCGGCCAGATCATCCCAATCCACTTCACGCAGGGCCGCGTTCATAATGTCAGCAGCAAAACCAGACTGCGGGAGAGCGCCGTCAGATTCCAGCATTTCTTCAACGAACGACTGGATATATTCAGCATCGATTGCATTGCCGTCTTCCTGCATGTCGGCGAAAACATCGCCGTACCACATGTTGACGAGCCAAGTTTCGTAGTTAGTCCAACCGTTATATTCGCGGCGTTCCATATTAGTTCTTCTCCATAAGGATCTTGACAATCTGTGCGGTAGACTTGCCTGTGCGGCGCGCAATGTGCGCGACAGTCAAGTTGGGATTCGAATCAAACAAATCACGGATTTCAGAGTTGGTCATTCTTACATGCTCCAGTAAGTTTCGCTCGACGGCGAGCAGTAGTAAGGGACATTGATACGCTCAAAGAACGGCTTCCCGCTCATGATGTTGGTACGCTCTACAATCGCTTCAATCTCATCATGGAAATAACTGCGGTCAGCAACGGCAATCTGTTCGGCCGTATACTTCCCAGACTTGATTAATCGCGTCATGTGAGACTTAGCAGCAGCCATGGTCGGGAAAATCGGGTCATTGTACTTAGCCTTTTTCCCAGCGTAGCGGGTGGTGGCAGTCTCGAAAACAACGTAGCTCATGGTATCCTCAGTCATTGTCATATACTATAGATGGGGTCGGCAAGTCGGTTTTTCAAGGGCAGTTTACGCATATCTGCTATGCACCGGACGCATGGGTCCAATAAAGAAGCGATACAACTTGCGATAGAGGGAGTGGGTCATCATCATACACTATAGATGGGGTTGGCAACCCGGAATTTCAACGCCTAAAAACGAATAGCAGGTATGCTTTTGGCGCATACCTGCTACATTATACAGCTTAAAGTAGTACGAAGACTACATTTTGACGATTATCAATTCTTTCTCATATTTAAGAATGTTCTCACAAAGCTGTCATTAATTTCATATCCGTTTTTTCTCATCATTTGGTATTCTTTCGAGTATTCTGTTCGGAACATTCTGGTCAGGCCGGTTTCTTCTGTATTCTTAAAGCCGTTCATGGCACCGATTACTGCTCTTCCCCATGCGATCATGGTAGGGACTCCTTTCAAGTCTTGTGTGATTGTCTACTAATATATAGTGTTTCGCAACTGCGAAATCAATGCGACATTATGACTTAATGTGAGAGCGGTGAACTTTTACCATTATCCATTCATTGTAGAATTTATCTGGATTTTCCAAAACTTCTTGCTGCATTTGGAGTTTTGCTTCCCAGTAGTTGGCTGTGCCTCTGGTCTTGCAAAGTTTAACTATCTCACGCTCAAAGTTTTCAGCACCATGCTTTTCAACGTCTGCGATGAGTTCTAGATTAGAACCATAGTAAGATTTCCAGTCAGATTCTTTTTCGACTTTCTTTCTTCTTGTCTTGCCCTTCACTTTCTTGCGACGAATAGACTTGAAGATTTTCTTGCCGATATATCTCTTGTTGTCTTTAAGATTGGTGATGATGTACACGAAAGCTGCGTAGCCTACTGTATCATCATCACCAATTTCTTTGCCGTTATATAACCACATGATATACCCCTTTAAAGGTATATATGTTAGTTTCCTAAACTAACCCAAGTGCCGTTAACCCAAACTTGATTGTGTCTATCAAGTTGATCTTTTTCTTCTTCAAGAGAAGGTCCGGCTGGGCCGTTAGCGCCAACTGCACTTGATGTTGACATATCACTACCAACTGCACCATATGCATATGATGCTTGATAAAATGTAGGACAGTTAATGCTACTACAAGTATAATTCATAACACCGCTGATTGTAATGCCACACTTTGGGCATTTGTCTTTCATCAAGCTTAAAGGTACATAAGGTTGAGTATATGGAACAGGATTCAAATTCTGATGCCTCTTACCTTCTTCTAGACCGATTTTAAAGCCATCTTTGAATCCTTTCGCGTAGTCATCACTCATCTAGACCGCCATATCCAACACCGTTGTGAATATACATTCCTTCAATGTTTGGTTTATAAGGTCTAAAAATCCATCTCAATATCTTACTCATTTTCATCATCCTCTAAGTCTACTTCATTTTCATCAAAACATTCTTCACCGCAGAAGGAACAGAAACGTGGCTGTCCCTGAGTTTCTTCGTAGTTGTAAAGCACTTTGTATGATGACTCACAGTAGTTGCATTTTATCTTTTCTACTTCTTTTGTCATTTTTCTATCCTTAGATTTCACAACCACCGGCTACACACGCTAATTCTTGTGAGCCAGTTGTTGCGTCTTGCTTCTCATATGTAGCTAACTTTGTCCAGTCAACTGACTTAGGCATCTTAGCAGCAAGAGCATCATATTCTTCCTTGGTGCAATCCTGATAAGGAGCCTGCTTGTATACGTGATCTGAGAATGGCAAGAATGATACGCCAGACATTTCATCAAAGTGATTATAAACCCAAGCACCAACTTCTGGCCATTCTTCTTCCTTGACGGACACAGTAACAGATGGCTTATGCTCACACCAATGACGCTGATATGTAAGCCACAGTTCAAGTTGTTGAATAGCAGTTAGATCCTTACGGAACACAGCATGATCAGGAGACTTCTGCGGGAATGAAAAGACATAAGTGTGCTGAGGCTTTGTTACATCGTCTTCAACAGGGAACCCCATGTCCTTCATCATTAGTGCTAGTGGGTCTTTCTTGTCTGCGCGAACAGTACGAATATAATAGGGACTGTGACGAGCATGAATACCACTAGCCGAATCGACCAACTGAGATACGGTGCCAGAAGGTTTGACGCAAGTAATAGCAGCAGATACAGGAATACCAAGTTTCGCAGCCCAAGTAGCGTTAGTTTTGACTGCTTCATTGCGTAGATCCTCCAACATTGATTCGAGTGCGCCATCAAGTATTACTTTAGCCCCAGTACCATTCGTGTACTCATTGTCCATGATACCGGTCAAAGACACACCAAGCAAACGCTCTTCTTCGCAATTCTCAGACCACTTCTTGCTCAAGTATTTGAAGTTGGTAAGTGAGGATTGAAATGTACCAAGTATAGTTGCGAGTTTGACTTTTCGTTTGAGAGTTTCTGGGGTGTCATCTCCTCTAACGACAACCTCTGTGAGGTTGCAGAACTCTCTGGAACGTAGAATGATTTCACTACATGGGTTGGTGCCGAAATCGTGATTCGGATCTCGTCTTCCAAACTTCTCAGCCTGCTTCTTCGACGCTGCTCTCGAGAAAATGCCGCGTTCGCCAGAGCGCGACTCATAGAGGGAAAGCCACTCGCGCATGAAGATGCCCACATCAGGCTTCTCTTTAGCCACAAATGAGTTGTTTGCGAGAGCGCGTTGGACATTTTCTTTCCACCAGTCACCAGACTTTGCAACGCGCATTCTATCATCACTAAGGTCAGAAAGAGAAATAAGTGCAGAACGTCTAACGCCACCGACAACCACGATTTCAGCAATCTTACAAACGATATCATGTGCCTCCAATGTGGTCAAACGACGACCAGCAGCCTTCTTGAATGTTGATACGCAAAACTTAAATAGGTCTTCAAGCGGTGCTGGGCCAGAAGCACGACCACCAAAGGTCTTAAGCGGCGCGCCAGCTGAGCGTACCTTAGAAAGATCCCAACGAGGAACCTGACCAGCGTAAAGAAGATGAATAAGTTCCTTGAGAGACTTTGCCCAACCAAGCTTTGAGTCGGCCACTACGATGTTTGTTTCAGTGTCGTGAAATGAATCCGATACAATAGGCAGTTGATCAACAAACTTAGACTCAACAGAGAAACCAACACCAGTGCCATTCATAAGAATGTAGAGGATTTCATCGAATGAACGAGGATTATCTACAGCAACATAAGAGCAATTGTAGCCAGCAACATTCTCGCGCTTGAGTGCTTCACCAGCAGTCATTAGACAGCGCATAGATGGCATGATTTCAAGGTTCAATACAGCATCTTCAAGCTGCTTACGTTCTTCCTTGGTAACAGTATAGCCAGTATTTTCCTTGATGTGTTCATCAAAGAAGTTGAAATAACGAGCAACTGTTTCATCCCAGTTTTCACGACGATTTTCATCCCACAACCACTTAGCATAGCGGCTCTTATAAATGAACTCTTGATATAGTGTCGGTAACATATTACTGCCTGACATACGTGTAGTCTCCTAAATTTTTATTGATTGTTTTCTAGTACGTTCTTAAGTGAGGGGAATTGTTCAACGATAACATTCCAACACTGTTCTGCGATTAATCTATGTTCCTTCTGCGTTCCGTTGGCCATACGTAGTTCGCAGTAGTGGATCCATGAACGGAGTGATCCTGACATATACATGCGTGACATAGTGAGACCTTCAGGAAGAACAGAACGAGCAACTTCTTTTGCGATTCCATTTTCTATTGCCCATTCATATGCATTTTGCGCGTCTCGCATTAAATCATTTTGAACGGTAATCCAATCGAATGCCAGACCCAAATCATTTGTTTCAATACTGTTCTGCCGATTCTTCTGATCCTGCAAACGAGCTTCGCGCGGTTCGGACATCTCAGTTACAGCAGCATAACGCTGGCTGAACTCCTGAAACGAGAACGACCGATGCCGAAGGATCTGACGGCCGATATCACGGGTAGTCTGTATCTCCATAACAATATGTACCATTTCAAATGGCGACCAGTGCTTGTTCTTCACAAGATACTTAAGAAGGCGTTCGCTATCTGGGTTGTCCTGATTTGCAGGATTAGATACGCGGGCACAATAAGCAATCAACTGTTCTGCGGTCATAAAGTTATTCGTCTCATGGTTGATCATAGTCGGCTGCGTAACGCCGATCAGTCTCACATTTTTCATAATTTATACTTCCTGATATGTCTTGATAAAAATATTATTCTTGCAAGGATAGAACTCGCCTTCAACACCTTTGATAATCCAATCGCCAGTAGTTGCTTCCATGCGGCCTTCTAATGTATCTATCCACAGAGTAGGAGGGTTGGTGCTAAAGCCTACATCACCACTGTTTATCCACTCTTCTATATCTAGTACAGACTTTGCATCTGTCAATTGCATTGCTTCGATTGTTACAGGCTTCTTTCTAAATTTTCTAACGTTATTCATCAGTTTATTCCATTAAGTCTATTCTTATAATCATTCATAACTTTTTCTCCCAATTCAGCATAAGAACAATGGGCACAATTTTTGCCTGTGATTAGATAATTCTTGAGAATGTGATTATATAGACGAACATCACCGCCATCAACATACAACTCACTAATATCAATACCACTATCACGTATAAAACGAACAGAATTGAAAATGTAATCCATGTCCGTGGTGTGTTTGTATTTCAAAACAGATAGCAAATCATAATACTTCGCACTATCTATTTTTGACAAAGAGTACAAGATAGAATACACAGTTCCTATCTTATGATTTAGTGAAGCTGACTTAAAGATATCAGCCACATCTGTAACTAATCCATTATACGAAACATCAGAGATACTTCTTTTGTCCCATATAAAATTCCAGTTGTTCTGAATCATGTATGACAAAAGATTTTTTAGATCAACTGGATTTCCATAGTCTAGATACTTTTTTCTACCACATAGATAGTCAACAACAAAATAATATTGGCTATTCGTCTTATCCCAATTGACAACTTTTCTAAGTTGCAAAGAAGATAGTTTGAAGTCATCTACGTTTTCAAGAATACTCAATTCTTTATTGCCACACGTGCCAATAAAGTCGCTGAATTGTGGTTGATATTTCTCTTCAAAGATTCCTGATAAGTCTACAAAGCTTTTCTTGATAACTTCGTATCCAAGATAGTCTACATCTGTATATCTTATCGATGTGTACTCATGTGTTGGTTCTAAAACAAAATGAGTGGTGTAAGGTATTCCAGCTCCTTTGTAATACAACCCGCTTTTAATACCGATGGTAATTCTACCATCAATGTAGTGTAAAGGCTCATCAATACGAAGATGATCTAGAATTTGACCTTGACGGTCGTATATGTCAACTAAACTTTCCGCCATGCTTCAAATTCTAGCTTTGCTCTCAAATCATTGAACGTATGTTTATCTATAATACTCTGAATTTCAGAGGATGTCGTTCCAGTCAGGATCCAGTCGTTTATGTCTTTTGCTACTATATTTTGAGGCCAAATAAAAATATAATCACCGTGACGAATTGTCTTATTCATTTGCTTAACAATGTCAGCATTTCTTGGTTCATTGTCATGAATGAATACGTAATCATAATTACCAAGCAAAAGAGTAATATTATACAACGAGGCATCCATAGTTGCAAGTGAATTCTGCAAGAATAGACTATCGATTGGGCCTTCAACAACATAAACGCGCTTCGTCAAATCTACGCGATCAAGTCCGTAGATTTTTTTGAAGTCTTCATCCATCTTGATTGTGATATACTTAACTTTGGATTTACCTATAGCACGACCCTGGAAACCAAGAAGCTTTTTGTCTTGATCGTAGAATGGGAATATGATACGTTGTTCTTCAAACAAAGTCTTTTCATAATCAGGCAACATCTCCAGAACAAACGCCTTGAAGTTGGATGTATAGTATATATCGTTCATTTTATCACGCGGTATCTTACGCGATATAAGATACTTCTTTGCCGCATGTTCTTCTGGTAAAGAATTGATTGTCGGCAGATTGATCTTTGGTACAATATTGAATACAGGCTTTGTCTTTGCTATGGAAAAGTCTGGTTTTGCCACATTACCAGTGGTCTCATTCTTGTAACGCTCTAACTGATACTCACGATACAGTGACCTATCAATCGTTTTGAGAAAGTTTCCAATAGATAAAGAAGTGCCACAGTTATGACACTGGAAAAACAAATCAGACTTGCGGCGGTAGAAATAGCCGCGCGTCTTCAACTTATTCTTATGGGAATCTCCGCAGATAGGGCATCGAAAGTTCCATAAGAATTCCGATTTCTGCTTGAAACGTTCCAGCTTAGTGGAAACAAGTGATACGTATTTCCGATCAATATACAAAGACATAATGCCACCTAATGTTACATAGATGGCATTATATCAGGTAGTGTTAGAAAGTCAACGGTTAATCGAATAGTTTACCAATGTTGATTGCGTTGTTTGCTATTAAGAACAATAGGAATGTAATGATGGCTGCTGCACCATATTTCCACATTTCAATCTGCCCAAGGCGACGAGAGATACCGGTATCTTCCTTTTGAATCTCTTGTCTTAATTTTTGTAGTTCAGCCAGAATCGATTTCTCAGAATCTTCTATCTTATCGGTCAGTTCTTTGTTCACTGTGTTAATACGATTGTAAATATCTTTGATGTTATTGTTTGTTTCTATTCTTCTCATTTCCAGAACGCTCTGCATCTCCGCTGTTGTTTTCTCTTGGTTCTCAAGTCTTTGCTCTTGCAAAGATACCATTCTAGAAAGGCTGGATGCAATCTCTTGCATCTTGTCTATCGTAGTGTCGAATTTCTCTAATAAAGCTGACATAGTTACTACATCTTTTTTCAGTAATTCAATATCAACTTTAATTTCTTGTTCGGACACAGCACTTCACTCCTATATTCTTGTTTTATTTATCTCTTCCTGTTCCCGCAGGCTTCTTGGGAGCCTTAGTAACAGGTGCTTTATTAGGTATTACTTTTACATTGAGTTGTGGTTGTTGTGATGCTGTAACAGCGGCCAACTTCTCTTGCTTTTCCATCACGCGCGAACCAAACCAGAATGCGATAATGGTAGAGAATAGAGACATTGTGTCTGGATCCCAGACAGCATCAAGCATAGTTGGGATATCTTGACCTTGCTTGATCATTACGTAAGCAGCAGACCACTTAACTGCCACAAAGAGAATAAAGAATGAATAGGTGATAACGGGTCTGATAGAAGCTCGTAGTGCGTTGATAAACTTGCCACCATCAAGAGACTTATCATGATCAAGAGCTGATTGTCGAGACTCAGCGTCAGCCTTAATCTCCTCAATATGATACTGTATGCTTGCCTGTGTTGCGGCAGCATTAAGTTTGATCTTAGTAAGTTCAACTTCATATTTTAACTCCTGCTTACGCTCAAATATTCTCACAATGGAAGGCAGTAAACTTCCTAAAATTCCTAAAAAAGGTGCTATTAATGCTAACATTATTTACCTCGTTTATTGCTGTTTATCGGCGTCATGGACGTAGTTGTCTTCTGCACTTCTTCGCCGCCGTCTATCAATTGTACAATCTTCTCTTGCCCTCTTGTCCATGCAGCAACACCTATAATTGCTGCCATGGCCAGATGATAGAATCCGCCTTCTTTTAGTGTAATAGGATCCCACGGTTCTCTAACAATATACATGAACACCGAAGGAAATATAATGAAGTCGCATATACACACAACAAAGTATTGCCATGCAATGGCTGGTCTCCAATAAGACTTCAGCCAAGTTTCTTCTTTCATCTTAATCTTGCAAACTGCCAATGCATACCGTCACAGCGGCGCTCGTCTAGTGTGTCTTTGTCGCCATCCCAATCACCGCCCCAAACTGCTCCTGTTCTTGACCATGCATCCAGAACTTCTGGAAATTGTTTGAAACGAGGAGTATTGTCCATGAGACTGTTGTTTGCTGGATCGAGGTCGATAGCACAACCCCATGAGTGCATTGATAAGCTGTTGCCACCACGCATCAAGCGATAGTTATAACAGCCAGCAAAGATTGATACACCCCAAGTGTCTAATGTTTTTTGTTTACCGCCTGCGGCCTTGAGTAAGTTGTTAAATGCTTCTTGGAAACCAACGAGACAATTCTTGTTTACTTTGAATTGAGCTACGGGTTTGCCAGCGTATGTGATACGAAACGGTGGTTTAAAAAATACCAGATATTCCGATTCCCATTTTGCTGATGGTTGTGTTACGTTCTTACCGCGTGGATTTCCATAGAAGGAATCGCAATCGCGTTGTAATGGCCAATGTGTCATATGTTTTTTCCATATTTTGCGAAACACAGCGCACCTGTGTTTTCGTCTTCTATAATAATAGCACCCTTCTTATTCTTTTTTGCTTCCATACGTATGTGATGGAATGTATCGTCTTCATCTAGATATTTGCGCCAGTGTTTACCTTTGCGCTTTGCTTCTCTAATTTGATTGAATACTCTTGATGGAACAATATATGTTTCCACACCAAGAAAAGGTTTGCCGCGCTTTACTACTGGCATTAATTCAGAAGGTCGACCAGGCAAGCTATTAGGTGTTAGTCCTGCAACACCAGTTCCTGCACCAACAGCATTCGCAGGCGCATCTTCATCAACATATGTTCCTATTGCAGTATTCTTGCCTAGAGAAATTGGCTTTTCTTTTCTTCTAGCAATTATCTCTTGACCCATAGCTGAGAAAGGAGCTGACATTCCACCATCTGCTGATGTTCCTGCGCCTGCTAAATTCTCTTTGATCTTTTTTCTAACTAACTTCATTTTAGTATTGACAACCTCTTGACAACGTGGTATATTGGCTATGTCAGCCAGCATATGAATAACTTTAAATATCTCTAAGACGTTTACCTACAAACAAGTCAATGGATACATTATACGAATGAATGTTCTTACCTTTGATTCCAGTTACTGTTTCTGGCATGTAACCAAGAAAGATTAGAAACGTCTTTAGTATAACATAATCTTGTTCATCTAGTTTGAAAAATAACATTCTAACAGCATTTCTAGTTCCAAAAACATTAGAGAGGATGATAATGTGGTTAAGTATCAGCCTCTCTTTTAGTTCCCCATTAGTTTTGTATCTCTTAATAAGTCTCTTTACATACTTAATACGCTTTAAGTCTTCTTCAAATTCACTCATTATAGCATTAGGTGAGTCATAGCACTTCATTGCATATAACAAGAAGTTCTCATCATTCAAGTTTTCAATCATTATTTCTTTTTAGCTTCTGCTTTCTTTTTTGCTTGACGAGCAAGTTTTCTTGCAGTACGATAAGCTGAAGTTGTAGGCGTCTTTGTTTCTTTTGCCGGCACTTCTTTAAAAG